GGCTTACCACAGGAACCACAGTAAATCAAACCACCGAATACATGAGTATGTTTTGATGACTTGTAAATATTCCGCTGGCTTTCAATATCACTTGGAATGATAGCCACACCGTTTGCAATACAGTACGCATACCGAGATAGAGGACGGCTGGCATTTGGCGGCGAGTATCTGGTATTACCGGCTATGGTAATGGGTGCGTATCTGCTTCGACAGGTTGTACCGGCAATCCTTGAAATGATTTATGAACTGATATACGGAGAGGAGGAACCGGAAGATGACACAAGCGGAAACAGAAGCAATCGCACAGGGAATGTTGCAGATTACAGACGAGTTCCAGAGGCAGACCGGAATCGCAGACGAAGTGGTTGACAGAATCATAGAACACAGTTTTAGAAAAATGGAACTGGTACAGGCACCGCCGGAATACATTTTGCTGTTATTGCCGGACGAACTGAAAAATTATTGTTTCAGATGTGCGGTCAATTCACAGGGAATACAGAACATGAGAGCAAAGGAGGCTGGAGTATATGTGTGATATATGCAGACAAACCCCATGCCACCCAAGATGTCCAAATGCACCGGAGCCGAAACCTGTTAAAAGGTGCTGCTTGTGCGGCGAGGGAATCTATGAGGGCGACGAGTACCTTATCACGACGGACGGCTGCGTATGCAAGGACTGTCTGGAGGATTTTTCAATAAACCAGTGGTTAGAACTGATAGGCGAGAGCCTGACAACGGCAGAAAGAGAGGAATAACAATGGCAGAAAGAAAGCAGATTACAACAAAAGAATATCTGGCAGAAGTCAAAGGCGGACTGGAGAATGAACTCAACCTGAACGCAAAGGCTTTACCGGAAAACTTCAATCAGTCCAGATTTGTCCTGAACTGTATTTCACTTATCAAGAGCAATTTGAGCAACTACAACAATATCATACCGGAATCCGTTTATCTGGCACTTGCAAAAGGAGCATACCTTGGACTGGATTTCTTCAACGGAGAGTGCTATGCAATCCCTTATTCTGGAGAAGTCAATTTCCAGACAGACTATAAAGGGGAAATCAAGCTGGCAAAGACCTACTCTAGAAATCCAATTAAGGACATTTATGCAAAGAATGTTCGAGAGGGAGATTTCTTCGAGGAGATTATCGAAAGCGGCAAGCAGTCGGTTAATTTCAGACCGGTTCCGTTCTCTGACAAAAAAATCATAGGTACATTTGCGGTTGTACTATTCAAAGACGGAAGCATGATGTACGACACCATGAGCGTTAAGGAGATAGAGGAGGTCAGAAACAATTTCTCTAAAGCAAAGAATAGTAAGGCTTGGGCGGCTACACCGGGAGAAATGTATAAAAAGACAGTTCTCCGTAGATTATGCAAGCTCATTGACCTTGATTTCAATTCCCAGCAGAGATTAGCGTATGAGGACGCTGGAGATTTTGACAAGGAAAAGGCAGATGAACCGGTTGCTGATGACACAGTGAATGTATTTGACGCAGAGTTCAAAGAGGTAGAACCGGAGAATAAGGACGCTGCAATCATTGAAGAAATGGGATTAGAGGAAGCATAGGAGGTAGTGGCAAATGGAGTTGACGGCTGAAAATTATTATAGTCCAGAAGCCAATGCGGAATATATGTCGGTGTCACAGTTTAAGTCGTTCGCAGGAACGGACGGAAAGCTGGCGTGCGAAGCAGAGGCTATGGCTGAACTTCGTGGAGAATGGGAAATGAAGAAAACAACCGCTCTCATGGTTGGGAGTTATGTGGATTCCTACTTTGAGGGAACACTTGATGATTTCAAGAAGCGCACACCGGAGCTATTCACGCAGAAAGGAACGCTGAAAGCTGATTATCAGAAAGCAAACAGAATCATTGAAAGAATCGAGCGTGACCCATTCTTTATGAAGTGTATGAGCGGAGAAAAGCAGGTCATTATGACCGGAGAGCTTTTCGGAAGTAAGTGGAAAATCAAAATGGATAGTTACATTCCGAACACCGTAATTGTGGATTTGAAAGTAATGGCTTCAATCACAAAGCACGAATGGGTAAGAGATTTAGGACCGGTAGATTTTATCCGGTACTGGGGCTATGACATTCAGGGTGCGGTATATCAGGAGATTGTACGACAGAATACAGGTAAAAAATTACCGTTTTACATTGCGGCGGCAACAAAGGAAGATGAAACGAACATAGAGGTTATTCATGTTGCAGACAACTTCCTGCGTGACGCATTAAGCATTGTAGAGGCAAATATGCCGAGAGTTCTTCGAGTAAAGAACGGAGAGGAACAGCCGCATAGGTGCGGTCTTTGTGATTATTGCAGGAATACGAAAGTGCTTACCGGTCCTATAGGTATCTTAGACCTGCTGAAAGATGTGTAAGAGTGAACACCTAATTGAAAGGTGGTGTTATTTGATGGCATGGATAAGTGTTCACAAGGAGGTCATAGGAACAAAGCTGCGCTTGCTGGCGAAGAAAATAGGAGGTTCCCAGAATGAGGCATTAGGTATTCTGGTTCGCTTGTGGCTATGGGCTATGACCGAGGCTGACAGGGACGGTTCCTTGAAGTGTGCGGACAAGACAGATATAGCTGGTGTCCTTGCCAATGGCTTAGCTGAAAATATATCGCCTGACAATGTGGTGGATTCACTGGTTGAAACAGAGTGGCTGGAGTTTGAAAACGGAATTTATTACATACATGATTGGCAGGACTGGCAAAAGCAGTGGTATCAGCTTCAAGACAAGAGAGAATACGACAGTCGCAGACAGCGAGAGTACCGCAACAGACAGCGAGAACTAAGCAGACAGGACAAGCAAGAGCCAGTAAAAGAGCCGGAGCCGGTAGAAGTATCAAAGCCTGAAAAGCCGAAGCGAGGCAAACTTGATTATACAGAAAACTTTGAAGCGTTCTGGAGCGTGTACCCACGAAAAGAGGGCAAAGGCGAGGCGTACAAGAAGTACAAGGCAAGATTGAATGACGGTTATACAGAACAGGAGCTTATCATGGCGGCAGAGAATTACGCCAGAAGATGTGCGACAGAGCATACCGAGATTAAGTACATCAAGCACGCAAAGACATTTCTTAGCGATAGCACACCGTTCCTTGATTATCTTCCAAAGGCAAGAGATACAGCACCAGCACCGGCACAGTATAACGGTATCGACGGCTTGCCGTCATCATAAAGCAAAGGCGGTGTAAGCATGGATTCAAACATCACAAAGGCAGTTATCAAAGCAGCAACAGCGGCAAAGGCAGATAAAAACGCAGAGGACTATTACAAAGACGGCGTTCTTGTCTGCGGCAAGTGCCATACGAACAAAGAAAAAAAGATACAGCTTGCCGGGGAATATGTAACGGTTCGCTGTATATGCAAGTGTGAATCAGAGGAGAGAGAGCGTATTCAGAAGCAGAAAGACTATGAGGAGGAAATGCGACGCATTGAAAGATTGAAAGTCGCAAGCCTCATGGACGCAAAGCTGAAATCAGCAACCCTAAAGACATTCACACAAAAAGAGGACAACCAGAAGTTATACACAATCGTCAAGAACTATGTGGATAACTTTGAAACATTTTATAAGAGCAACAGAGGGCTTCTGTTCTGGGGAACGGTTGGAACCGGAAAAAGCTATGCGGCGGCTTGCATAGCAAACGAGCTTCTGAACCGCAAAACACCGGTAGTAATGACATCATTTGTTAAGGTATTGCAGGTCATTCAGGACAATACCGAAAACGAGACAGAGTTTGTGAACCGGCTATGTGCGGCAAGGCTGCTTATCATTGATGATTTAGGAACGGAGCGTAACACCGATTACGCACTGGAGAAAGTCTACAATGTGATTGACAGCCGGTACAGGACAGGAAAGCCCCTGATTCTGACAACAAACCTGAATTTACAGGATATGCAGATGACACAGGACATCAGATACCAGAGAATCTACGACAGGATTTTTGAGATGTGCCACCCAGTAATGGTAAATGGTACATCATGGCGTATCAATCAGGCAAAAGAGAGATTCAACGAAACAAAGAGGCTCTTAGAGGGCTGACAAGCAAGGAGGAAAACACATGGGATTTAAGAAAGTAGCAGAGCTTGTCATTCAGGGAGTGGAAGACCGGCTGACGGTATCATCAATCCTGATTAAGAACGGCTACACCGTAGGACCAGACAAGCGAAAGCGTACACCTACTGGAAAGACATTGGACTATCTTCTGAATGTGTATGAGGAGGATAGTGGAGCAAAGGAGGGATAGTTGTGGCAATAGAAAAGAAAATATATTCGTCTTGGGCGTTCAAGGAAAACGAATCAGAAAAAGCTCACTGCAATCGTGAAATCTACAAGGAACTTTGCGAAAAGTACAAGATTTCAAGATATAAGGTGGAGAATCCAGACGATTACGACATTGTTCTGGATAGAACGCCGGGATATAACCACTCAACTTACAGCGTCATCAAAAATAATACCGAATTGTCACAGTTGGAGCTTGCTTTGATTTGCGACGACGGAAACCTTTGCTTCGGGTATACAATGCAAGGCTCACAATTTTATATCTTTGAAGATTAGGAGGAAATGCAAATGCAGATGACGGATACAGAAATTTTAGGAAAATACAACCGTTCAGATGATAAAAAAGGCGTGGTTCAGATTTTGGCAGACCTAAACGGCTGCGATAAAGACACAATCCAGCAGATATTGATTCAGGGCGGCGTTCCTGAATCAGAGTTTGCACCGAAGAAAAGAAGAAAGAGACAGCCGCCAGCGGCAAAGCCAGACCCAGCAAAGGCAACGGCAGCTATGCCGCCAGAGAACGAATCTTTACCGCTTCCATTCAGTGATGATGATATGGGAATTGGAGATGATGAATACGGTGGAGCAATGACCGGAGGTGAGGGTGTGTACGACATTCACGATTACGGCAGTTTAGCAGCCGGAGGATTTATTCCACCTATTCCACCATACAGAACAGCGGAGGAACTTCTGGCAGAACCAGAGGACATGACGGACAAGGAAAGAAAGCGTTTGGAGAGAATTAAGGCAATCCCGGAATCAGTCAGGGAGTTATGCCAGACAGAGGTTGCGAACTTACGCAGTCAGGTCATGGAGCTTGAAAAGAGAAGCGACGAGATTATTGACTTTCTGAATGGAGAGGCAGTATGAGCGGCTTTGAGATAACGGAGGCTGGCGATATGAAATCAATCAAATTTACAGTACCCGGAAATCCGTTTGGAAAACAGCGACCAAAATTCGCCAGAATGGGTACATACACAAAGACCTACACACCAAAGGAAACGACACAGCACGAGAAGCAGGTTGAGGCTTGCTTCTTAGAGGTTGCCAGAGGCAGGAGATTCAAGGAAAAGGAACCGCTTGATATTCGTATCATAGCATATTATCCGATTCCACAGTCCACCTCAAAGAAGCGTCATAAGGAAATGCTGGAGCATAGAATCAGACCGACAGTGAAGCCGGACCTTGATAATGTGGCAAAGCTCATATATGACGCATTAAACGGTGTAGCGTGGCATGATGATAACGCAATTGTGGATACGCAGGTCAGAAAATTCTACTCCGACAATCCGAGAGTTGATGTGACTATCAGGACTGCTGGACAGGAAAATATATAAGCATAACAGGAGGAAAACACATGGAATCAGAGAAAATGGAGTTGCGGCTAATCAACCCAAATGAGAGCGGATTCTTACAGCACATTGAATGGAACAGCGAGGAAATCCGCAAGCAGGTACAGATGATGATGTCTGCATATACAGATGTTGTATATACAGAGGACACCATGAAAGCGGCAAAGGACGACAGAGCAACGCTCAACAAGTTCAAAAAGGTTATCGAGGACAGACGAAAGGAAGTCAAGAAAAAGTGCATGGAACCTTATGAGCAGTTCGAGAAAGAGGTCAAAGAGATTACGGCACTGATTGATAAACCTATCGGCATGATTGACAGCCAGATTAAAGAATACGAGGAGAAGCAGAAAGCGGAGAAGAAATCACAGATTCAGGCAGCTTATGATGAATCAATCGGAGAATTTGTGAATGACCTGCCGTTTGAAAGGGTATTTGATACCAGATACTTAAACGCTACATTCTCACTCTCTAAGGCTATGTCAGAGGTCATTGAGAAAATCGAGAAGTTCAAGACGGACATTGCAACAATCGACAGCTTAGACAGCAAGCACAAGTTGAATGTTCGTGATGTGTATGTAAGAACCCTTGATTTGTCACAGGCTATGGCAGAGGACAGAAGATTAAGAGAGCTTGAAGAGCGTCTGGAGGCAGACCGCAAAGCCAAAGAGGAGGCAGAGCGTAAGCGGCAGGAAGCCGAAGCTGCAAGGCGTGAGGAAGCGGAACGCCAGAGAGCGGAGGCAGAGAGAATCGCCGCAGAGCAGAAAGCAGCAGCAAAGGCACAGCCTGAATCAGAGCCGGAGCAGATGACACAGCCGGTATCTGAAATGGGTAGAGCAATCGCCAGTATTGAACATCAGGCATTCTCACAGGCGGTACAGGCTGCACCAGAGGAGAAACAGGAAGCACCTGCACAGGTTCCTGAAAAGCAGTCCGAGCCAGAGGCAGAGGTCAAGAGATACAAGGCTACATTCTGGTGCAAGGGTACGCTGGAGCAGATTAAGGCTTTAGGCGATTACATGAGAGCAAATAACATTGAGTTTGGAAAGGTGGCGAAATAACTATGATGAATGAGGAGTACATCAAAAGACTGGATTTTGACAGTGACACATTCGAGGCTATGAAAACGGACATGAATTTCATTCTCCAGAGAATGATTGGAAGCATGATTGAAAAGGACAGCACCGAGGGAAGCATGACAATCAAGATTGATGTCAATATGGTTACAGAGTGGATTCCAAACAATAACCCAGATGTTGAGGGCGAAACGAGAATGATTCGTAAGCCACAGTTCAAACATAAGTGTGCTTCCACAATCAAAATCAATGATGAAAAGTCCGGTTCGTTCAACAATGAAATGGAGCTGGATATGAATGAAAACGGCTGTTACTACTTAAAACCGGTAGCGGACACCACACAGAGAACAATCTTTGACAGCGATTTCCAGAGCGGCATGAATAAGCCGGAATCAGACAAAGAAGATGACAGCGGTATCATTGACGGCACTTTCAAGGAGCTTCCGGGAGACAGTACGCCAGCACTTCCTTGTAATGATGATTCGGGAAACAAGGACGAGAGCGACACTCCAGCAGAGGGCAAGCCGGAGGATGGCACCGAGAACGCACCAGATAGCCCAGAAACGGACGAAAACGGTACAGACAATATTTCTTCCGCAGACGAGGATAACAACGCTGAAATCGACGCTACCGAAGCCCTGTTCGGTACTGACGGAGATAATAAAGAGGGTTCGGACGAGCCGGGCGACGATTACGGTTATGATGAACCAGAGGAGGAGTAGCCAATGCTTAGAATGTCAAGTTACATGAGCAGAGGGCAAAAGCTGATTGAAGCCGGGAAAACGCCGGACGCTATGCGTCTGGTAACCCGAGGCTTCCAACATTACGCTGAAAGAGTTCTGAAAGCGATACAGCCCTATGCGAAAGCAGACGCTTGTATGCTGGTGTTGATTCTTAGACACATAGCAGACGAGATAGAGCGGAACAATCCCGGCACTAAAGAGCAGGTAGAGGTGTTGAAGAAAGCCGTTGTGCTGCCGACGATTGAGGAAATCGAAAAGGTCAAAAGACCAAACGGAAAGTAGGTGGTCGTATGGCAAGGCTATACGCCTATAAATGTATTCAGGCAGAGGAACGGAAATTGCAAGAGCAGTTCGAGAATCTACCGATAAACGGCAGAAAGACCACACGCCAGACAATCAAACGGATAAAGGAACTGAAACTGGACGCTTCCTACCGGCTGGCACAGAAATGTAATGTCATGGTTAGCTGGCACAAAATGAGCATACAGGGACAGCGTGTAGTTCTGGGAGAGGCTTCAATCATTCTCCCGGACTGCACAATCGTAGGCTTTGAGAAACTAAAGGAAATTGAACTGAATTATAAGGGTTAGGAGGATTCGATATGGGAAATAGAGACAACTTCGGCAAGTGCCGGAGCTGCGGTCAACAGGTTATCTGGATAAAGACAGTAGCCGGAAAGAATATGCCTTGCAATCCGCAGCTTGTCACATACAGGCAGGGCAACGGCAAGGAAAAGATAGTTACTCCGAATGGAGAAGTGTTAAGTGGAGAGCTGGTAGTCGCAGGAACGCAGGACGCAACCGGTGTAGGTTACATATCACATTTCGCTACCTGCCCGAATGCCGCAAGCCACAGGAAGAAGTAAGAAAGCAGGTATTTTCTATGAAAGTGGAGTTAGACAAGACCGGAATGGTTCATCTGGTATCAGGAACCTATCCCTCACATGATATGCAGGAAGCATTGCAGAACAGGAATCTTGGATATAGGGAAAATGATGTCTGGCACTGGGACAGTGAGGAACTTAGAAAGCTGGATAATCCGCAGTTATATACGCTGTATAAGGAGCTTAGATATTAGAACTTCCGGGAAAAATAAAAAAGCCTTGGCATAACGCCAAAGCCCTTGCAATAAGTCTGGTAAACCTATTGTAAAGGGTAAAGGATAAAATGTCAAGGAGGCGACTGCACAATGATAGAAAGCAAGGAACTAATAACAGGGGAAGTACAGGGAACATCAGAGCCAAAATTTGTAGTTTTGACCGAGGAAGAAATTACAAAGATGATGAAAAAGGCTGCCAGAGAGGGTGCGAAAGAGGGTATCGCCGCTTATGAGAGCAAACAGGCTGTCGTTATGGCAGAGCGTACCGAAAAGGTAAGAAACAGTGCAAAAACTCTGGTACAGCATTACAGGCAGTTAAAGAAGATGAAAGATACTTCCGTATATGACCCAGACACAGTAACAGACTTAACACTTGCCGGAATCTTTGATTATATTCTGGACGAGTGCAGAAAAGAAGAATTTGAGCTGACATCTACAAAAAAGAATATGCTGATTACAGGTATGCTGCTTAATCATGTGGATACACAGCTTAAAAATTACAAAAAGGAATGTGAGCAATCTAAGATACCGGATGTAGAGCGCAGGTATCGTGTGGTTGAAATGATGTTCCTGAACGAAGAACCTATGAAGCCTGATGACGTGGCAGAGGTCGAGAACATTGATAAGAGTAATGTATATAGAACGCTGGAAAAAGCATATGATGACCTGACAGCTCTATTCTTTGGAGTTGAGGGCTTAGATGTAGCTGAATACCGTAGAAAGAAGCGTATGGAGAAAAAGGCGGCAAGAAAGACCGGAAATAAAAACGGTGCGAAAAAGACGCAATAGACACGCAATAGGAAATGATGTAGTATGGTATCAGCCGAACAACCCCAAATGTCACTTATGACATCAGGAATCCCATGTGTTTTCCTCCGGCAAGGGAGCTGGTTCACGCTGGCTTTCTTGCTTGGAAAATACGGTTGTGGCTATGAATATGGTATATTCGACAGGAGCAGCCGCAGGGCTGCTTTTTGTTTTGATAAAGTCGCAGAAAAGCCCATAAATCCGCTGTTTTCCTTGCAATATTATTGATGTAGATACCCCTATATGGTATAATTAAGGAGTAGGGAATACCTGCAAAAAGGCACAAAAAAACAGAACCAATACCGGGCAATGGCTGGTTCTGTTCCTCACAATCAACTTCTGAAAGAAGCGACAACTGTATTGTATCATCTTCTTTCAGAAAAATCAAGAAAATCAATCAGGACAAAGAAAAGGAGATTACAATCATGGAAACAAACAACACAAACATCAACAACGACTTATCAAAAATCGCAAACGGAAAGAGAATCTGCTTACTGGACCTCAATTATACTTTGGTAAGCAATCAGGCACAGACCAGAATGTTAAGACCGTTCTCCAGAAGAATGGAGGGCGAGGAGTACAGAATGGACCTCATAGACGCTATCAAGGACGATTATGTGATTATCGTAACTGCCAGACCTGATTACCAGATGAAAGAGACTATGGAGAATGTCAAGAAGAAAACCGGCTGGGAGCCACAGGAGATTTACTTCAATGACATCAACGCAGAGCCTCCGGTATATAAGGAATCAGCGCTTAGAAGATTCATTTTTCCAAAGCATGGCATGAACCCGGAACAGTTCTACGCAGTAGAGAGCAATCCGAGAACCAGAACCATGTACGGTAAGTATCAGATTCAGGCAGCACCTTATGAGAAGTTTATCAAGGGTGCGTTAAGAAATGATGTTCCAGAAAACAGAGAGCCGGAACCGCAGCAGATGTCATTATTTGATTAGTCCGGTTCGTATCAAACATAATACAGGCAACAGACAGCACATCAGAAAACGGTGTGCTGTTTTTATTTGCAAATAAATATGTCAGGAGGTAGACAAAATGGAGTGTAAAGTCATGCGGTTAGCAGACATTGTACCGGCAGAGTACAATCCGAGAGTAACGCTCACAGAAGCAGATTTCGAGTACAAAGCCCTGAAAGCCAGCATTGACGAGTTCGGCTTAGTTGTTCCACTTGTAGTAAACGAGAGAACAGGAACCCTTGTCAGCGGACACCAGAGGCTTAATGTCATGCTGAAAAATGGTGTTGAGGAAACAGAGGTTGTCGTGGTAGACATGGAGCCTGAAAAGGAAAAGGCGTTGTGTATCGCCATGAACAAGGTCGGCGGTCAATGGGACTACGGCTTGCTGGCAGACATCATGGAGGAGCTTAGAAACTCTGAAATTGATACAACAGCAACCGGTTTTTCCAGCAATGAGATAGCGGAGCTTTTAGGAGAGCTTCAGGAAGAAGCCGGGGACATACCGGAGGTAGACGGTGTAGGCAAAAAGGAAGATACGGAGGACGGAGTTCCTTGTATCGTCGGAGAGTACAAGTTCCGCATTCCTGACGGACCGTATAAAGACATGATGGCTGACATCAGAGAAAAAGTCGGATTCTCAAAGGAAATGGTTGAGGGCGAATTGCAAAGGAGGTTATTCAAATGCTTATCAGAACAGTAGATATTAACGAGCTGCACGAAAGCGTGTTCAATCCACGAATCAAGCTGGAGAAAACCTCTAAGGAGTACCAGCAGATAGCCGCCAGTATTCAGGAGTTCGGGTTTGTGGAACCTCTGGTTGTAAATGAACATAATATGTGCGTCATTGGCGGTCATCAGAGATTGCAGGTATTAAAGGACAGCGGAGCAACAGAGGTTGAGTGCGTTATGATTAACGAAACAGACCCGGAGAGAGAAAAAGCGTTGTGTGTGGCACTCAACAAGATTAAAGGCGACTGGGATATGGAAAAGCTGGCGTATCTTCTGGGAGATGATGATGTATCAGTATTTCCTACCGGATTTGACGAGGGCGAGGTAGACCTTGAAAAGTACCTGAAAGATACAGAGCCGGTAGAGCTGCCGGACGAACCGGAGGAACAGACAGAGCCGGAAGCAGAGGAAAAGGAAACAACAACCGTCATTAAAATAGGCGGCTTTTCTTTTACCGTAAAGGCGAGCGAATACTACGCACTGATAGATGACATCAGAGATAATGGCATCTTTGAGCCGGCTGAAATCAGAGCAGAGCTGCAAAGGAGGATTCTCAATGATTAAGTTGGTTCCAATAACAGACGTGAAAGCGTCTGAATATAACCCACGAAAGAATGATGAAAAGCGTCTGGCTCTTACAGAAATGAGCCTTAGAAAGTTAGGTTTCCTGCTTCCGATATACGCCGATACGAGCGGTGAGATATTATCAGGACACCAGAGGCACCTTGTAGCGACCAGAATGGGCTTCACAAGGATTCCTGTTCAGTATGTAAATATATTGGACCTTAACGAGAGAAAAACCGTCAATATCCTCTTTAACAGAGCCACAAACGACCTCTCAAAACAGGACACCTGCGACAAGATTAAGAGCCGCCTCTACAATATGGATATTCAGAGTATGTGCGAAGCCCTGCCGGATATAGAACCGGATTCAGAGGCTTCTTTTCCTTGCGTATATGCCATAAGGAGGGTTGATACTACACAGCTTGCAAAAGTCAATCACAGGAACTTTGACAGCCATATAGCGGCACTGGCAAAGACACTGGAGCGGAGCGTGGGAAGCTCAATGCCGATTGTCATAGGTCAGGATATGAATGTGGTAAACGGTATCGGCAGATTACAGGTTGCGGCAGAGGCAAAGCGTAAATTCGTACAGTGCGTACAGGTCACAAAGGCACAGGAGGAGTTTTCTTCCGCTATGCTTAACCTGTTATCAATGGATTTTTCTATGGAATCAAGCTATGCTGATGTACTTAGATATAATTCATTCATGCGAGAGCGTAACACCAGAGAAACAGACACCGAGGGCAATTGCGCTTTCGGCGACGGATTCTTCAAGGGCTTATTCCCGAACAATAACGGCAGAGACTTCTTTAAGCTAGAGGGCGAAGCGTTAGAGGCGTGGAAAAATAAATACGGAGATAAGATTGTGGACTTCGGGGCTGGAAAGCTGAACAACACCAGAACATTAAGAAACGCCGGTGTATTCGTATCAGCATTCGAGCCTTATTTTGTTACCACAGGCGATACAATCCACAAGGAAAAGAGCATAGAGATAGCCAACAAGTTCCTTGATGAAGTAGAGAGCGGCGTGGAGTACACTTCGGTATTTATATCAAGCGTGTTTAATTCCGTACCGTTTATGGAGGACAGAATCAAGATAGCCCAGATAGCAGCGGCATTATGCAGCCCCGGAGGGCGTGTAGTGTGCTGGTGCCAGAGCAACGAATCACAGCAGTTTGTGATTACAAAGAAACACAGCGTAACAAATAATGCACGCCTGACATTCGACCTTGATTATGAACCGAATACGGTACTGGGAGATATATCAAAACATCCGAAAGTCCAGAAAGGGCATACAGCGGACGAATTAAAGGACATCTTTTCAAGGAGCTTTAAGAGCATTGACAGAATCGACATGATAAGTAAGTTCTGGTATCTGGAAGCAACAAAGCCGACAGTAAACCCGGAGCGATTAGCAGAAGCTCTTGATTTTGAATTTAACCTGCCTTATCCAGACGGTACCACACTGGGGCTTGCGGACAGGGCAAGGAAAGTATTTGAAAAGAGATTAGGTATTACACTACCGGGAAAGGAGGAAACAGGGCATGGAGATTAAAAACCAGAATGTAGACAATGTGGTCCCAAAGCCGAAGTGGGAATTTGACGCAGATGTGGCACACTGCTTTGCAAATATGCTGGAGCGCAGCATACCGGATTACAGAAGTATGAGGAGCTTGGTGTACGAGCTGGGCGAGCGATTCATAAAACCACAGACGGTTATAACAGATATAGGTTGCAGTACAGGGCTTGCGGTCGAACCATTTTTCAATAAACATGGCGACAACAACGCCTATTTTTTATGCGACAACTCCGAAGCTATGATTGAGGTATGCAAAGACAAGTTTTCGGTTGGCATATCGGGTGGATATGTGGAGCTTGTCAACGGCAATTTCTACGAAAAGCAGATACCGGATAATCAGAGCTTGGTTTTATCTATTCTTTCTATGCAGTTTATGCCGACAGCATACCGCCAGAACATGATTAACAGTATCTACGAAGCGTTGAACCCCGGAGGGGCGTTCGTGTTCGTGGAGAAGATTATAGCGGACGAGGGAACGGACGACCTGAATGTAGACCTGTACTACCAGATGAAAAGGGAGAACGGCTACACAGAGGAGAAAATCATGCAGAAACGCAAGAGCCTTGAAAATGTGCTGTCGCCACTAAAGGCAGAGTGGAACGAGGATATGCTGCATGAGGCAGGTTTTGAAAAGGTGGATATGTTCTGGCGTTGCCTCAATTTTTGTGGGTGGGTTGCTATCAAGTAGGGTAGCAGGTCACGCAAAAGGAGGTAGGCTGATATGTCCAAAGACAAAGAAGAAATATGGGAACGCCAGCCGGGAGAATCCACGCAGGCTTTCGAGGCATTCAGAACCTATCGTGATTTAGGACTGAAACGCTCCAACAAGGCGGTCAGCGATACATTGTCAAAGAGTAGGCAGTTAATATCACGCTGGAAATCAACTTGGAATTGGGACGAGAGAGTAAGAGCCTATGATACCGCTCTGGAGAGGGAAGCTCATAAAGAGGCGGTAAAGAACCTAAAGGATATGACAAGCCGCCATATTAAGATTGCGGTACAGTTGCAGAATAAAGCACTGGAAGCACTGCAAAGAGTGAAAGTCGAGGATATGTCGCCTAGAGATATACGAGAGTATATCAAACTTGCAACCGACCTAGAACGCCTGAACAGGTCATCAGCTGCTACGGATAACGAGCTGGAGGCAGAGGAAACGACTTCGGTTGATATTTATATGCCAGAAAAGGAGGAGGACAGCCACGAGTAGAGTAATAAGACCACAAAAAGGACCACAAGAGAAGTTCTTAGCGACGAGTGCTGATATTGCGATATACGGTGGAGCTGCCGGAGGCGGCAAGACCTACGCACTGCTTATGGAACCGTTGAGGTACATATACACGAAAGGTTATCGAGCTGTCATATTCCGTAAGAGCTACACCCAGATAAACGCCTCTGGTGGTCTGTGGGACGAGAGTACAAGTATGTATGTTGGTATTCATGGAGCGATACCAACGAAAAGCCCTAAGTATCATTGGAGATTTGCGAAAAAAGCGGTACTTTACTTTGATTATCTGGGGCGTGATGATGATTTGAACCGGTGGCAGGGTTCCCAGATAACATTTATAGGATTTGACGAGCTGACGCACTTTTCAGAGCGGCAGTTTTTTTATATGCTGTCACGAAACCGTAGTACCTGCGGAGTAAAGCCGTATGTCAGAGCTACTTGCAACCCCGACGCTGATTCATGGGTAGCCAGATTCATTGCATGGTGGATTGACCAAGATACCGGTTATCCGATAAAGGAGCGTAGCGGCAAAGTCCGTTATATGGCAAGAGTGCAGAATGAAATCATCTGGGGAGATACCAGACAGGAACTGATTGATTCAGGGATAGAGCCAACAGATATTAAGTCCGTAACATTCATTGCCAGCACATTACAGGATAACAAGATTCTCATGGAAAAGGACCCGTCCTACATGGCGAACCTGAAAGCGTTACCGATAGTCGAAAAGGAACGGTTATTGTATGGCAACTGGAAAATCAAGGCGGCTGCCGGTCTGTTCTACCAGAGAACACAGGTAACTATGATTGAAACACTTCCAAACGACATATACCTATGGGCGAGAGGCTGGGACTTAGCCGCTACATCAGAGGACGAGAATGGAGAACCGGCATATACAGCCGGAGTTCTTATCGGTAAGCGTAAATGCGGACGCTGGGTTATCGTAGATGTAATTAACAAGCGTTTGAGTGCGTCGGAAAGCGTGCTTCATACGGTCAGAAATATTATGACAGGTACGCAAAAACGACAGGAGGTAAGTCATCTATGGGAAAGACAATTACAACAGGCTTTATTTCAGCCACAATCAACGGAATCAATGTAGATTCCAGCATTAAGTGTAATGCAGACAACTACAACAGCAACGCCAGCAGAAATGCAGCATTCGTGGCTATGCACTACACAGGAAATTCAAAGGACACAGCCAGAGCAAACGCCAACTACTTTGCAGGAGCCGGCAGAAATGCGTCGGCTCATTTCTTTGTAGACGATACAGAGATTCGCCAGAGCGTAGCCCTCAAAGATACAGCATGGGGAGTAGGAGCGAAGTCTTATAAACACGCTTCATGCAGAAATGCAAATTGTGTCAATATCGAAATGTGCTGCACTGCCGGTAATTACAGAATCTCCGACAAGACAAAGGAGAACGCTGCTTATCTGTGTGCATATATCTGTAATTTGCTTGGAATCACAGCCGCAGAGGTAGACACCTATGTACTCCGTCACTATGATGTGACAGGAAAGAACTGCCCGGCACAAATGGCTGGTTCCGGTAATGCGGAGTGGGCGGCTTTCAAGGCAAGGGTAAAGGAAATCTTAAACGGTGGAGCTTCATCTGGAAACTCCGGTAGTTCGTCAGGAACAAACGGTAGCTTCCCGGCAACCCCATTTCAGGTAAAGGTACTTGTATCAGACCTGAATATCCGCAGCAATCCGTCTATGGGTAACAATGTGAAAGGACAGACCGGAAAAGGCGTGTTCACTATCACAGAGGTAAACGACGGCTGGGGCAAATTGAAGTCCGGTGCCGGTTGGATTTATCTGGAGAATAAAGAGTATGTAACCGTTCTGGGTTCATCATCTGGAAGTTCACAGCCAGCAGCTCCAGCAAAGAAATCTGTTGAGGAAGTAGCAAAAGAAGTTTTAAGGGGCGACTGGGGCAATGGTGCCGACAGGAAGAAACGCCTTGAAGCTGCCGGATATAACTACGCACAGGTTCAGGCGGCAGTAAACCGACTTTGCAAATAACGGGTTTATGCAGATAATACACAAATAGGCAAAAGAAAACCTCTCTATCATGCAATCATGGTAGGGAGGTCTTTTTTATTACTGCAAAACTGAAAGCATAGGGTCTGTCGGACCAACATTATCCGTCCAATCAGTGAATGAAGAATTACCGAAACGGATTTCCGAACCGCTTTCTTTGACAGCTCCAGAGTAACTTTTATCAGACATTTTCAGAGTGATAGCATTGTCGCTTAATTCATAGGAGCCGTAGAAACTGGCATATTTTGTGTCAGATGTGAATTTTACACCCTGAAAAGTATTATCATCATAGAATCTCACAACATTAAATTCAAAATCGCTATCCGTACCCTCAACCATATAAATACGACCGATAACCGGATTATCAGCCGTTCGTTCTGCTTTAATCTGTTCTATGATTGAATTTTCAATATCTCCGGTCTTTATGCTTATTTCAACATCTTTAGCCTGTTCTTCATAATCAAAGCCAGTAATGTGAACTACGCCGTCAACTATCGCATTGCTTACAGTCAGTCTGGAAACACACGAGCCATTTACATAAATACTCAATGATTTTCCTATGTTGTCAGTGGTAGCTTTGAAAAATGCGTCTTTTCCGTCATCATTCAAAGCAAGTTCTACATAAGGTTCTGAATCATCAGTGCCGGACGACACAGAAGAAATGTCGTCGGTAGTGATAAGAACGCTTCCTTTTTCGTCTCTGATTTCTACATTGCCCTTTATGGAATCATCAGCAGAGCTGGACTTGTTGCTATCTCCAGAGCCACACCCGGATAATGCCACACATGCCAGAAGCGAAAGTATCAGTAAGAATTTTCTCATATAAAATCCCCTTTCGTATTAGATTAAGTTAATTATATAACATTCCTGATATTTTGCAAATCATAACCGTTATTGTCACAGTTACAGTTACCGTTACCGTCACAATATGTTCTATTAACTTCAAAACGCAATAAACCTATTGCAAAATTCCATAAAAACATGGCGTGTCACAGTAATTGTCACAGTGACAGTCACAGTTATGTGAACAGTCATTCTAAATTTTTGTCGTAGTGACTGTTGAGGCAGTTATACCGGTTATGATAATCGCTCATGTAGTAAAGGGGTGCAGCAATGTACCGGCTTGAATTTGAACAGGCGGTAGG